AGTAAAATCTCCAGGCTCTGAACCTGATAGAGGAGTTAAAGTAACTCCGTTATCTACTACACCCGGTGGTTGCACTGTTACACCCCCTGGAGGTGAAAGATCGGGCCAACCAGGATTCACCCATTCAGTATCACCGATTACAACTCCTTCTTGTGCACCTGGTACTGTACCATTTGTAACCAATGTTCGTATTGTAGAAGGCGCAATTCTGTCTGCAATATTATTATTAATAGGTATGCCACAATTTGAAAGAGCCTTTTCATTTCTTTCTTGTCTCATTTGAGCCATAATATTTTGCCCAACATCACAATCTCTTTTAATAATAAGTTCTATAGTATCTCTTCCTTGAAGTCCTGTTTTAAAGTCAGAATAATCAGGCATACTATCTACAAATGATACCAAGTCTTGGTTGGTGTATGTAAACGGGTCACGAGGAATTTCTACTCTACCCAAAGCATTATATCTACTACGTTGCTCTACCTTCATTTGTTTACCGCAAATTTCCCAAATAACATTTACTTCTCGTATTGCATTAGGTGAATTACGAGATATAGAATAAATTTCACTGTTAGCCGCATTAATATAATATTGAGTAACAGAATTATAATTATAACTAGATCCATAAGGTGAATTTGTTGCACCGGTTGCAGGTCTCCAATTATAAGTGCCTATTGGGGGATATTCAGGTTCTGCAAAAACATCTACGTTAGCAACAGGACCACCGTATCCTGGATTTGAATCTTGGAAGTTAGGAAAAATACCACCTGGATTTTCATATCCAATAGGCGGATCAGTTGGTTGTGGGATACCAGAACCTTCCCAATTTGCGCCGGGGACGCCCGTAGCAAAATAAGTAGGGGAACCGCCGTAAACTTCTGCGGACAAACAACGTCCGAATCTGCCGGCGCCATTGCTACCTGTCTCTGCATCGTTTCTACCTATACCACTAATCTTAATACTTGATCCTTCTGAATTAAATGTTGTGTAATTAATAGTGACTGCTGGATCTGGTGCGCCGCCCCTACCATATCCTCCACCGTCATTAGTTAGTGGGTTATACTCACCGTTACTTGGTTTAATTCTATAACCCGGTGCCCACAGTGAAGGTTGCCATTGATTATTTGTATATTGTTTAGGATCATAAGGAAGACCAGTAGACGGATCTACAAGTTCATAGAGATAAGGATTATAATCTGGTAGTGCAGGATCCGGTTGATAATCTGGGTTGGATGCGTTTTCTATTGCTGGCCTAGTACCAGGTCCCGAGTTGATACACGTATACTCTAATTCTAAAGTAATTGCGGCAGGTTCCCAAGATACTGCTAAAAACAATTGTTGATAGATAGCAGCCAAATCTGAAGATCCTGCAGAAGCAGTAACGTTTTGTATTTCATCTTCTCCTGCAAGAAAACTATACAACTTAGCCCAGTTATATGGATTACCTGACATATTACCTAAAAAGTCATCCATTCTGTAATTGCCGCCTACATTAGATCCTAATCCCATTTGCTCTTGTATTTCATCTACTAACAAAGGATCTACAGGTTTTTGTAATGAGACTCCTTGAACTCCTCCAGTGTTAGCAGTGGCAAGACCAGTATCATTTTCCATCAGTTCTAAGTTTTGAAGGCAATTGCCTAATTTACCGGGAGTAATCTGTTCGATATTACTAATCTGTAGGAAAGCATATCTTAATGCGCCTGCGGCTAGTCCGATAGCCTCAGGTAAAATTTCATTTGGTTGACCTAAGTATGAATCATATCCTCTAGGTGCTACAAAGTTAGGTGTATCACTCGCCGATGCCTCATTAGGATTAGGCGCTCCTTTTGTAACTAATGTACCAACGCGGGTTCTCAGTGTATCGGTGCCAAGTGCAGGATTTACCCCTGCAGATTCTGATTTATTTGGAAAAAAGTCATTATCATAAATTAGATAATATGTTTTAGAACCTGTTACATTCAGTTCATTTTCTGATGTATTATATAGAGGCGTCGTAAGAGTTTGTCTGCTGTTAAAAAATAGATACCATGGATTTAAACAATCTGCTAATGTACGTAATGTCATGGAATCATTATAATCTGGGTCGAGCCTGGTCGCCAACATAAATCTACTATTGGTTAATGCTGATAAACAGACTTTTAAATTTTCTCCGGTTATAGATAAAAATGCAGTATATATTTTTCTTTCTTGTTCTGCTGTGCCGTGATCGTTTGCTCTGGATAAACTTCTAATTTCTCTTTCTTCAAGGCCAGATGCTCCTAAGGCTAAATTTAAATCTGTTGTTAATCCGCCATGTTCATATAATTGCTGTAGCAATGTTGAAGGGAATCCAAATCGATCTAGTCGTTTAAAATCAAAGATTTTCTGTAAAGTTTGTAAGTCACTTGCTAGACCCTGTGTATATAAAGATACACCTGTTACATCTCCTGTAATTAGATCATTCATGTTACTAAATGATCCTTCTAAAAACTCCTCAGCATTTTGTGCTGTAGAAATTGTTCTATTATTATATTGTATAAAACTATATGCTTCGTTAAACGAACCTAAAAAATCTTCATATCTAGGAACTGCTTGTCCTTCATTGCCTTCTTTTGCATGCCAATTAAATTCATTGTGTGCTTGTAGAGCATGACATCTAATCCAACCCCATTGAGTAATACTACTGTTTGGATTTGACATATTGTAAGGTAACCAAGTTGCTTGTTGTCCGTAATCTGTGGTGCCAGTTACGGAATATCCTGCATTTGCAGGACCAGGTAGTGCGCCTACTACGCCTTTTGATTGAGCAAATTCTACTGCTTTACAGTCAGATGAGTATTGTGTTTTTCCTGCCCAAGATTCTGAGGCATCTTCTGCTATGTATGTGGGAGGTTTTGCATTTCCTAATGCATAACATGTACCATAACCATTAATAGAAATAAGATTGTTGTATGTGCCACTTCCCACTACACCCCTTAAATAAGCATCATTAATAGCCCATACAAGCATTCTAAGCACGGTATTCTGAACTAATGCACCAAACTGATACTCTGTGTTTGATCTACTAATACCCATGAAGAATTGGGCATTGGGGTTGATTCTAAGACATCTATTTTGTAAGAGACCGCCTAATACATTTTGACCTAAAGGACTTTGTTTACCTGTATCTGCCATATGTTATCCTACGGGACAAAGACCGTTTCTGCACCTTCTACGATTTTATGTTTACAATCGTTTCCAGACCCTACTCTGAGTACGGGTTTACCTTCGCAAAATACTGTGGGACTACCTTCAGTTGTCTTTGCATTTTTATGAGGCTTTTCATTTGGCTTAGGATCATGTGGAGAAATTTCACTAACATGAAGACCTACTGGTTTTCCTTCTGCAAAGACAGTTTCTGAACCTTTGAGAATTTTTCCACCTGTAGTGTTTTTATCTCCTTTGCGGCTTAATTTCGCCATGTAATTTTACCCTACTAATATTTTTTTCTCCGGTACCGTTACGCCGGTTGTCGCCTCTCTATATTTGTCTTTAACTTCGTCTGCTGTAACAGCAATAAGAGAAACACTATTAGTATTTAGTCTTGGATTTTCGGCGGTTGATGCAGAAAATATACTAGGGATCAGCGCCATGCCAGTCTGACTGGGTGCAAGAGATACTGGATCTTCAAGTTCAAAAAATCCATCTTCATTCCCTACTACTTTAGATACTACTTCTTCCCCACTGTTTAGTTTAAAAGAGTAGACCTGTCCTAATTTAATTATATCACTCATTATGACTCCAATTTTTGTTTAAGTTCAGTAAATCCGCCAACGTAATCTTCATCTAAAAAGATTTGTGGTGCAGTACGTGCATTAGGCACAACTGCTAGTAAGTCTTCTAAAGTATATCCGTGTCCGATCTTTTTTTCTTCAAAGTCAACACCTTTTGATTCTAATAGTTTCTTTGCTTGATCACAATAAGTGCAATTATCTTTGCTCCATACAATGGCTTTCATTCTTTCTCCTAGTTAAATGTTATATGTAGTATATTTAATACGATTTGTTACAGCAAATAAATTTTATAACTCAGGTAAAGCATCATAATCTAGTGATTCTGACATGACGCCTATTACATAGTTAGTCGATTCATTTTCTTGTAATGCTGTTTGCTTTTTGCTAGTATCACTGTGCTTATTAAACCACGGGATAGGACTTGCTTTTGGTGCAGGCTCATTATATTTTATACCGATTGCTTTAAGTGATTCTAATGCTGTGTAGTCTACAAATTCTTTAAGAATGTTTGCGTTCAAACCGATCACAGGACCTTTCTGAAACAAGTAATCAGCCCATTCTTTTTCTTCTCTGATCACGTCCATATACATAGCATATACTTCTTGTTCACAGTCTTTTTGTGCTTTTAAGAATCGTTTGTCTTCTTTTACTACTTGATTGATGATCCAACCTGTCCAACCTTTATGTAGCAATTCATCTTGTAAAATCAATGAAATGATATTGCCATTACCAATAAAAATTTTGTTTTCTACCATTGCTAATGATGTAGCAAACGATACCATAAATCTTAATGCTTCTAAGGCATAACTTGCATGTAGTGCCATCCAAATTGCTTTAATATGCTCATACTCGTCAATCTTATGACCCATTTCTTTTTTGCAATTAATTTGATGTAGTGCTTCATAGTACTCACCTACACTAGATGCCATATCTGCGATTTCTTTAGTATCATGGATAGTGTCAAATATGTCCTTAGGTACGTTGTAGATGTTTCTAATGATGTGACTATAAGAACGTGAGTGAATGTTAGTTTCAAAGAAAGACCAATTGTAGCATAATGCTTCTACTTCAGGTAGACTTACTACAGGAGTAAAAACTTGTGCAGGGCCTCTACCTTGTAAACTATCTAATGCAGTCTGCCTTAATAGATTAGCAGTAAAAATATGTTTAACCGCATCACTAGCATCTTTAAAATCAGATGCGTCCTTTGTTAAACTAATTTCTTCTGGTATCCAAAAGAAACCTCTAGCAGTTTCTTCAAAGTTTGCTATCTTATCATATTTTACTTCTTCAAATCTTTGGATAGTTACAGGACCCGATGGATCTAAAAACATAGTGCTATCTAAATAATTTGTTTGTTTTGCTAAATCGTATTGTTCTTTACTCATAATTAACCCTTATAACTTACATGCTTCACAGTCATCATCATCAAATGCTGGCTCGTCAATGTATTGTTTTGCTATTTCTACTATTTGTTCGTCTTGTCTTTTGACTCCTGCTTTATTTATTAAAGAATAATAAAAAGTCTTAAGTCCCCATTGATGTGCCTGCATTAAGTTCTTTGCGATCAGTGTCGTAGGCACTTTCTGATCTTTAAAATGTGCTGGATTGTAAAATGTATTTGTTGATATACTTTGATCAACATAAGCCGCTAGTACTGCCGCAGTCTTTAAATATGCATCACAATCTTGTTGTTCCCACATCAATTGATAAGAGTTTCTTACACGTTTGATATGATAGTCTGGTACTACTTGTGTTAATGATCCTGCTTTACTTTCTTTAACAGAGATTAAACTCATTGGCATTTCGATGCCGTTTGTAGAATTAATAACTACACTAGATGATTCTACTGGAGCAATTGCCATCAGAGTCGCATTTCTGACACCATGTTCTTTCATTTCTTTTCTTAATGATTCCCAATCACACTCTGGCTTAAAGTTTGCTAGTTTATTAACACCCTTTGCTCTACGTTCCCAAGGGAATTTGCCTTTACCATACCATGTCTTATCACTATCTAAACATTTGCCTCTTTCTTTTGCTAGTTCTACTGTTGCTTCTGTTAAGAAAAATGCTTGATGTTCCATCCAAGTTTTAACATCTTGTAATGCATCTTTGTCACCATATATGTAGTCACGTTTTGCATGCCAATATGCTAAATTAGTAACACCAATACCCAAAGGTTGTATTTCATCATTGCTTAATTGACTCTGAATCGATAAGAAATCTTGGTAATCTAAGATATTACACAAACTACGTTGTAGTACACGACATGCTCTACGCATGTCCTCAGGGTTTCTGAATGCTCCCCAGTTGATCGATCCCAATGTACACAATGCAATACGTCCCTCATCGTCATCTAAACGTTTAAAAGGCTTTGTAGGTAATAATATCTCACAACATAGATTGCTTTGATAAATTGGATGTTCAGTAGTATCAAACGGACCTTGGTTAGATACGTTGTCTACATACACTAAGTAAATTCTTCCTGTATCTGTTCTTTCTTTTAATACACCAGATTTAAATACTTCTTCTGCTGACATTACTTTCTTACTGAGGCTACGGGACCTTTCATATTTGAGATACAGTTCCTCAAATTTAGCAGTATCTGAATAGAATGCTTCATACAAATCAGGCACTTCGTTTGGATCAAAGAATGTAATGTTTTCTTTGTTTTTAAAACGTTTCCAAAAGAATGCATTAAGACATACGCCATAATCCATATGTCTTACTCTTGTTTCTTCAGTACCTTGATTGTTCTTTAGTACGATTAAATCATCAAATTGATGATGCCAAATAGGATAAAAGACTGTAGCACTAGCATTACGAATGCCACCTTGTGAGCATGAACGTAAGTCTCCGAACCACTTCTTTAAGAAGGGTATCATTCCCGTATGCATGATCTCTCCGCCTCTTATAGGCGCTCCTAGGGGTCTTAAACGACCTATTTCAAGACCTATGCCAGCACGTTTACTAGCATACTTAGCCATCATTTCACCTGATGCAAAGATACTATCTAAGTCATCATCACTTTTAATTAATACACAAGAACTGAACTGTTTAGTAGGTGTTCCTAATCCAGCAAGTACAGGAGTTGCTAGTGTAAATAACCCATCACTAGCACAGTTATAATATTCTTTAATATATTTCATTCTTGCTGATAAAGGTTCTTCTTTATGAAATACTGTTGCGGCCGCAACCATATATCTAACTTGCGGAGTTTCGTATATCTGCCCTGTTGATCTATTTCTGACTAGATATTTACCTATCATTTGTTCGATAGCGGCATAAGATAGATTTTCATCTTTCTCATGGTTGATGATCTTTTCCATTTTGTTCCAATCATCTTCAGAATACCATTCAAGCAAGTCTGTAGTATATAAACCTGCTTCTATATTCTTCTTAACAATCTCATATAGATGAGGAGGTTGATAGTCTCCATATACATCTTTACGTAACATAGATAGACGTTGCTTGCCTGCAACAAACTGATAATTGGTGTGTCCTGTTTCGGGTGCTTGTTCTTCATCAATCAAATCAACGATAGCACGTAGTGTGAGTTCATCAATTTCTCTTGTAGTGATACCATCAAAGAAGTGTGGTTGCGATGTAATTTCAATCATCGATTGTGATACATCTGATACTCCCTCACATACTTTTGCTACTTGTGCTTGCCACTTTTCTAGTTGTAATTCTACTACCTTTCCTGATCTTTTAGTGACTTTAATGTTCATTCTTTACCTAATTTATTTTGTTATACAACGGTTCTATGTCAATATGCTTGACATTCTTAAAATCCGACAGCACTGTATTTACTACAGAGTCCGGCCAGTAATTCAACACATACTTTGCGTTGTCTACTAGGACTAATACTACTTCTGTATCAGTATAATCTATTGCTGATACTAAGTCAACACCTTTTATGCCCAATATTGCCAAAGTATATATGTTACCCAATGCACGTGCATAAAAACAGTAATGATTATCTTGTAAGAGTTGCCATGGATTGGGCCAATCTTTTATATCATGTGGATGTAGATAATAGTTATTTAGTGGACATTGTTGCCAAAATTTATCTACGTCTATACATATTTTTTCTAAATCTGAATCTTTTAGTGATTCACGCAATTGATACCATTCGGCCAGCCGAGTATCGAAACTCATCGTAAAAGTATTCATATATCTACTTATCTTAAATCAGGTTGTCGAACAAATTCCATATATGGAAAGAGAGTCTTTCGACTCTCTCTACATGTTAAGTGTGACTTAACGATTCTAAGGTAGTTAGAATTAGTTTTTGCCTACTAGTACTTCGACTACGCCGTCTAAACCATCGTTGAAATCTGAGATTGCTTTACCGATGATAGTACCAGGCTTGATGTTTTCAGGGTCACCTGCACATCCATATCCTGCATTTTCAGAAGTAACAATTAGATCACCTTTCATAACAGGACCTATAACTTTACATGGTACACGTCCGATCAATGCTAATTCTACAACAAATTCGCCTTCGCCTGCAGTACATTCTGCGTTATAGACTTGAGCAGGATTAGTTGTAACGATACCTGCAACAGTATGCGATGCATGTTGACCTGTTACTGACAATTCTGCATCACCGCCGAATACTACAACTGTGCCAGGCTCATAGTCTGAGTCTGCTGTGTATTTCTCCGCCAAGTCAGCATATGTTGCGTTAAGTGTTGATCCACTAGATAAAGTCCAGTCACCGATAATTTCACCTGCTGTTGAGTTTGAACCTGATGTCAATGTTTGTGACTGTAATGTTCCGCTGTTAGTAGTACCTGATACTGTTAATGAGCCTAAAGTACCGACTGAAGTGATGTTTGGTTGAGCCGCTGTTGTTACAGTACCAGCAGTTGTTGCTGATCCTGCACTTCCTGCTGAACCTGAAACATTAATACCCCAAGTACCTGATGCGTTTGTACCAGTTGTGCTTGGCGCACCAACTGAGTTATAAGATATAGTTCTTGCTGTACCACCGTTATAAGTTGTTCCTGAGGCTGCACCTGAACCGCTGTTGTTAAATGTAACAGAGTTATCTACACTACCTGCTGTTGTAGCAGATGCGGCTGATCCGTCAATTGAACCAGAAATTGTAGATGATACTGTTAATCCTGTTAGTGTACCAACAGAAGTAATGTTAGGTTGTGCGGCACTTGAAACAGTTGCGGCATAACCTGTTGTGTTTTGGTTAAGAGTTGAAACGTACGCCGCTCCAATTGCTGTACCTTGCCATACACCTGTATCAATTGTGCCAACTGATGTCAGTGATGAATCTACAACACTTGAATTAAGAACTGTACCAGTCAATGAACCTGCGCCTGCAGTAATTTCAACGTTAGCCGCCGCTGTTAATTGACCTCTACTATTAACAGTGAATGTTGCATTATGAGTACCGTTACCATATGATGCGGCTGAGACTGCTGTATTTGTAATAGAGAACTCTGAGCCAGTTAATGTAAGGCCTGCACCTGCTGTGAATGTACCAGCACCTGAGAACTGAACAAAACTTACTGCATTAGTACCAACTGTTGCTACTGCATCAGTCATTACCCAACCTGTATCATTGTATTGTGTACCTGTTGATACGAATGTGAAGTCTCCACCTGCCATTTCAGTTGGTGTGTCAAAATCATCTGCTCTTGTTAGAACTGTAGATGATGTTTTAACGTAAATACCATTGTTTGCGGCTGTTGATTCATCTTTAACAAGAATTCTTTCTCCGTTTGAGAATGATTGTCCGTCAATTGTATCAAAGTTACCAGAAGATGTTGTTAATGTTGCGCCAACACCTGCTGTTCCGTTATCATAAGTGATTGTTCCACCTGTGATAGATGTAAGTGTTCCTGTAGTTGCAACTTCACAAGACTCATGTACATGTAAGCCTTCTGCAACACTGTCAACATATGCTTTTGTTGCGGCATCTGTTGCGGCTGTTGGTGTTGCTAGTTCTGTAATTCTTGCTGAGTTTACATCAACTGAACCTGTTCCTGTTGTTACTAATGAGATAGGCTGATCTGCGCCGATTGCTGTAATTGTAACTCCGCCTGTTTTACCAATAATATCATCAGTTACAACGTTTGCTGTTGTATCAACATTACCAGAAGTTGTTACAGAACTTAAAGTTCCTACTGAAGTAATATTAGGTTGTGCGGCTGTTGTTACAGTACCTGCTGTTGTAGCACTTGATACTGTACCTGTTACGTTAGCACCGACTACGTTTGATAAACCACCTGCATCACCTGTAAACACTCCTGTATTTGCTGTGATTGCTGAAGCAGTGATTGTTCCGTTAACACCTAAGCCGGTTAATGTACCTAATGATGTAATGTTTGCTTGTGCGGCTCCTGATACTGTTCCTGCTACTGAAGCAAGAGCAACTGTACCAGAAACGTTTGCGCCTGCTACAGCATTTGCTGTTGCCGCAAAGTCTACTTCACCAGTTACATTAGCGCCTGCTACTGCATTTGCTGATGTTGCACTTGTTGCTAATGCAACTGCGCCTGATACGTTTCCACCTGCGACTGCGTTTGCTGTTGCGGCGAATGATACTTCACCAGTTACGTTTGCACCAGCAGTTGATGATAAGTTAGCACCATCTCCTGATACGTATGTGAATACACCACCTGTGCCATTAACATTACCTGCGCCAACATTACCTGTAACAGATAGTGAACCTAATGTTCCTACTGAAGTAATGTTAGTTTGTGAAGCAGTACCTAATGTACCGTTCAACGTTGTTGCTGTTACTGTTGATGCTGACAAGACATTAGTGTCTTTGTCAAATGTAAATGTTGAATCTGCTCCGAAGTCTCCGTCATCATTAAAGATAACTTCTGTGTTTGAACCTGCTGGCTGTTGAAAGTCAACTGGTGCTCCGTTTGCATAATAATAGTTGTCTGTTTTAATACCTGCTGTTGCAGTAATATTACCTGTTACGTTTAAGTAACCTGTTGTTGAAATACCTTCAGCATTATCAGTAGATTCGATCATAAAGATGTTTGCTTTACCTGCTGAACTCCATCTTAATGCGCCTGCTTCGTTGTCTGCAACTTCCCATGTAATTGGGTTTTCTATAGTTCCGATGCTACCTTGTACAAGATACAAAGAATAGTTAGAAACACTTGAACCAGAAGCAAGACCATATAAACCTACGTTCATACCACTAGCATGTACTCCGGCTGTTGTACCTCGTACACCTACTGCCGCTCCAGTGTCATTAGTGTCTCCTATGACACCTTGTCCATAAACACCAGTACCTTTATCTGATCCGTTTGTTGCACCATAACCATATACACCGATACCATTGATGCCTGCTGTTGAGTTTGCCGCGGCTTCACCAACAACACCGATGTTATCACCTAATGATGAACCTGTGTTGTCTTTGCCGAATATTGCTGTTGCGTTTCCGAAATCTGATGCAGAACCTTCTCCACCAACAACACTTGTTAATGTACCAACACTAGTAATGTTTGGTTGTGCGGCAGTTTCGACTGTACCCGCTGATACTGCATAAGTTGCGTTTGCTACTGTGCCTGTAACGTTTGCACCGGCGATTGCTGATAATCCAGCACCTGAACCAATGAATACGTTACCATGAACGTTACCATATGTATTAACTGAGATTACTTCGTCTGTGTTAGTAACATCAGCACCGAAGATAAACTCTGATCCTGAGTTGTCCCAACCCATGAATCCTACAATTGCACCACCGTCATAATATTGTAATGCTGTACCACGATCTTTACCGTCATCTGAAGTAGGAGCCGCTCCGTTTGGGCCACCTCCCATTGTGATAATTGGATCTTCGACATCGAAAGAACTTACGTTGACGTAAGTTAAATCTCCGTTAACTGTTAAGTTTCCACCAATTACTCCGTTTCCTGAAATACTTAAATCTGTACCACTTATTGTGTTAGTTGCGTTAAGGTTTCCGGCGTCTGAATTACCTGTTACTGCTAGTGCTGTTAGGGTGCCAACACTTGTAATATTAGTTTGAGATGCAGTTTGTAATTCACCTGTTAATGCAGTTGCAACAACATTAGTTGATGATAGGGTATCTGTAACTTTGTCAAATGTAAATGTTGAGTCTGCACCAAAATCACCTTCATCATTGAAGATAACTTGTGTATTTGAACCTGCTGGCTGTTGCAAGTCCCATGCAACTCCATTAGCATATAAAAGATTATCTGTTAAAACTCTAGTCGCCGCAACGTTTCCTGTGACTGTTAATACATCAGTGGCTTTATCAAACGTAAAGTTTGCATCACCATTAATTGCATTGTCATCATTGAAGAAGACCTGCGTATTTGAACCGCTTACTGTTGGAAACGATTCAACACTTCCTGAACTCTTTTTGACTGACAGTACATCTGAATCACTTAAGAAGATTGTACCTTTTCCCGCAGCCGGGGTGGGGACTGATGCCGCCGTATTTTGTTTTAATATTAACATTTCCTATTACCCTATTATAGTTAAATTTGCCTTTTGAGCATAATTCTATTTATCGTTATTTCCCGACTTGATTTTTAGTCTGGGACATACGTACCCATTAAATTAACACTAGTACTGCTATTTTCAGGTGATGCTCTTAATAATACATTAGTCCCTGACATTACAGTAGATAATGTAATTAAATCTGCACTTGTTGTCGATATTGAACCGTATACTGTCATTATCGGAGTTACACCGTCATGTACAAGAAGTACCTCTATTGCTTGATAACCCGTGTTATCCGAAACCTTAATTGTATATTTTGCTGATCTATAAGAAGATGCGGCAAATGTATCAATTGTTGTATTAGCACTTCCTACAGAAACTGCTGTTCTGCTACTATATAAATCGTCAACTGATAAAGTTGTTGAATTTAAATTGTCCGCAGACACGTTACCACGTGCTGTTAATGTTTTGCCTGTACCACAAATTACAACGTTAGCATTTAATCCGATATTAACGTCTGTCATTGTGGTTGTGAATACACCGGCTGTTGTTGTACTTGTATCTACTGATATAGTACCTTGTCCGACACCTGTGCCAAATAGCATATCGCCAGATGTAGATATAAAGTTATTACCTACTACGTTGCCTGATGCTGTCAGTAATCCTGAAGCATCTGCAAATGTTAAGTTACCTGATCCACCAAATGATCCGTTGTCATTAAACTGTACTTGTGTATCAGAGCCTGCCGCTGATTCACCAAAAGTAATTGCGGCTCCATTTGCATAATAATAATTGTCTGTTTTAATACCTAATGGTACGACATTACCTGTCGTAGTTAAGACACCACCGCCTGACATTGAAAATACGTCAGCATTTCCAGCAACACCCATTGTGACTGCTGAACCTGATGTGTCTATAGATACATTAGAGTTACCATGTGATATTGCATATGTATGAAAATCAGCAGTACCATCGAATATAAATTGTCCGCCGTCACCGTTAGTCATGACCATAGCGCCATTTGCGGCTTCTGCTATTGACCCACCACCTAAGAATATAGATGTTCCTGCAAGATATAGATCATTCCAACGATAATTTGCTGATCCTAAATCGTATGTGACATTTGCACTAGGAATAATACTTCCAGTAGGA